GATTGAATTTCCTTGACCAACATTGGCACAAGTTTGGAGTAGTCCACAGCCATCATTTCATCTGTGTCAGTTGGTTGATAAACCGCTTCTGGTGCAACAGTCACCAATTCTTGAGCAACAAAACCTGCACGTTGATGTGATTGGTTTGTTTTCCAATCAAAACTGCGAACCTTAATAGAATCAATGACACTTCCAAACTCAGGTGCATCAACAATATTTTGTTTTAAGCGTTGGTCTGAAGTTGTGTTAAAGAGTGTAATAGAGCCATTTGTTGCAATTGAACCGACTCCAGTAGATTGGCTATAAAAAGTCACAAAAGTTGTACTACCACCTACTGAATTAGTTAAGTACATATTTGTACCTGAAGCAGTATGCTGAATTTGATTATTTTTAAGCATCCAACCATTGTTTGTAGTGCCAGCAATGTCGGTGGATGATGTAATACCCACAAGCAAATTGCCTGACGCATCAATTCTGGCTCGTTCTGTGTCTGATGTATAAAATGCTAGTGGTACTGCTTCTGCTGCAAGAACGTACATCTGCGTACTTGAGCAACTAATAGCGCCTGCAAGTGTAGAACCTCTATAAAGAGTAATCCTTGCGTCTGCTGAACTTGCACCAATAACACTTACTTGACCACGAGCCGCTGTATTAGCACCAGAAACAGTAAGAGATGTTGATGGCGAACTTGTACCAATACCTACATTGCCTGAACTATCTATTCTGAATCGTTCTGTGGCGTTTGTTCTAAAAGCAAAAGCAACATTATTTGCAGGCCCAATTAACGCAATACCTGTACCAGTTGGTTCAAGATTTATTTGTGCATTTGTATTTCCTGATAAAGCAGCAATATTTAATTGTGAAAGAGTATTACTTACAACGTGCAAAGGATTTGATGGCGAACTTGTACCAATACCTACATTGCCTGAGGAGTCAATACGCATACGTTCTGCTGCACCACCAGCAGAAAAAACAAAGTTATTTACTGCATGAATAGCAAAATCGTTTGCTGAACCGCTTGTAATTATATTAATTGCAGAACCAATATATCCTTTTGCAGTTCCATTGTTAGCAAAAGTAACATAAACACCATTGGTATCAGATGAGTTAAATCTTACAAGGCCATTTGTGCCGTTAACATCAAGTTTTACGCTAGGCGAACTTGTACCAATACCCAACCCTGTTGAGGTGAGGCGCATTTGTTCTGCGCTACCAAGACTAAAAGTTGCCTCAGTATTACTTAGGTTTAAAACTACTGCCCCCCCTGCCGCCACACGAACATAAGAGCTAGTTTGATTTATCCCAATGAAGTTATTTCCATTAGGGCTTTGAAGATAAAACTCAGATGTAAGAGTTGAATTTAAATTTCCACCAAAACTTAAATTACCTGTTGCACTCAACGTAGTAAACGCACCAGTAGATGCAGTAGTAGCACCCACAGTACCATTGATGTTGATAGAAGCCGTACCAGTAAGGTTAGTTACAGTACCGCTAGAGGGTGTACCCAATACACCACCATTGATGACAGGCGCACCAGATGAGCCTGTATTGACCGCTAGAGCCGTTGCAATGCCTGTTCCTAGACCTGATACACCTGTGCTGATGGGTAAGCCTGTAGCACTTGTCAATGTAGCAAAGGTAGGAACACCTAGATTAGGTGTTACTAGCGTTGGCGAGTTTGACAACACTACATTGGTTGTTCCTGTGCTTGTCGTTACACCAGTACCACCATTTAAAACGGGAAGAGTGCCTGTAATGTCAGCAGTAGAAAGAGTGACCGCATCCCATGTTGCATTAGTGCCATCAGTCTGAAGATACTTGTTAGCGTTACCTGTTTGGCTAGGCAATAGGTTATTTAGACCACCAGCCGCAGTAGAAGCACCCGTACCTCCATCAGCTACTGCTAAGTCTGTGATGCCCGTAATAGAGCCACCCGTGATGGATACGCTAGAGGATGTAATCGGGCCAGATACACCCGCAGTTGCCGTTACAGCACCTGTCAATGTTGAAGTACCTGTCACCGCCAAAGTGGTGCTTGCAGTAATTGCTTTAGCCGCCAAGGTAGTGTTATTGACTGTGGCAGTACCAGTAGCCGCACCAAGGTTTACAGCAGTAGCCGCACCACCCAGATTTAAGGTAGTGGTTGTAGTGTTAAATGCCGCTTGAGTAACCGCACCAACCAACGCACCCGCTAGAGTTGTTGTGCCAGATGCCGCTAGCGTTGTGAACGAACCTGCTGCGGGAGTGGTTGCGCCTACAGTTGCACCATCGATTGCACCACCCGTAATAGCAGCAGAGGCATTGTCTGTCTTTGTCGCAACAGCAGTAGCAATGTTATTGAACTCAGTATCAATCTCAGTACCTCGCACGACCTTGAGTGGATCGCCAGGCGTGAGGTTATCTTTAGTCGCAAAGTTGGTACTTTTTGTGTAGTTACTCATGATATTTTCCCGTTCTTAGATTGAATTTCAATCTTCTGAATTGACAGTTGAGTGCCGTTGATAGTGGTTTCGTAACCTGTTTGAACAATTTTACCCGCACCAGAAGCATTTACATCTAGTGTCTTAATCAAGAGTCCACCTGAGTATTCTGCTGTGCCGTACTCAGCTAGGCCGTACTCATAGTTCTGTTGTTCAGGAATAAAAGCATTGCCTGACAAATAGTTGGCAGCAAAGTCAAAGCCCCACTTGATCGTGACGAACTGGTTAGACCCACCAATGATGATTGTCTTGATTCGCTTGAGAATAGAAATCTGATTCTCATTACCAAGGTCTGCATGGTTGGTAAAGTAGCTCAATCGGTAAGTAGAAGTGTTATCTAAGAAACTTCCATACTTGCCAATAAAGCCTAATTTACCAATGTACAGATCACCATTCCTCAGTGAGTACAAAGCTGTAGGCGTGATTGAGTCCCACTTAGTTACTCTAAAAGCACCATCTTGCAATTGCATCTTTGTGTCAAAACAAAAGACCTGTGAGGTAACTGGTAGGGTCAACAAGTAAAAGGCATTCTTCTCTGAGTAAACAGACTTCAGATTAGCCAAAGTCTCTACCGCCAAAGAAGATACTAGGTCAGAACGAACATTCTTGGACAAGTCTCTGAGGGGTGCAGACTTCTCTTGGATTGTCCTCATCAGTGAGCGAACACCTGAGTCAGACAAGAAGATCACATCAGTACCGATTGACTGAATAGTGTCCCTAGCAATACATCCAATAGAGCCTACTGTGTCGCTTAGAACCAAGGATGCGGGAGTAGAAGCACCTCTATAAACAAGAATCTGTCTCTTGCCAAAGATGAAAAAGAAATCATTGTGAGCCGCTAGACCCATCACCTCATCAGCACCATTAGGCCAAACCCTAGAAACGTCTAATGTTCCTGAAGTACCACCGCACCATACATGACCCGCAATCAGGTCAGAAAAGGTAATCGTGACCTTATCTGTAGATGTATTAGCCACCCACAAGCGACCAAACGCTGAGATGGCAATGTTTGCTTGAGGAACAGTACCAACATAGCCTGACTTCTCAGATACCCGTCTAAATGTCGTTGTGCTAACAGCGGGGTCAAAGATGAGTGGATCGTGACCCGTTTGGAAGAAATAAGCAATGCCATTCAAAGATGCACATTGCCAATTAGATGCCGTAATAGTAGGGGCAGTACCCCCACCACCATATGTCAACTCAGTCACAGCATTAGCAGTTCCAAGTTTGAATAGCTTGTTATTTCCCGCAAACAGAACAGTCAAAGTGCCATCAGTTTGGACTAACTCATGGATAACACCCACATTGTTAGCACCCAAAGTACCTGATGAAGCGTTAACAAGCGTAAAGCCCTTGCGTGTTCCAATTCGACCAAACTGGTCAATTACGCAATTAGTTGCAACCAAAGCAAAGCCAGATGCCAAATCCAATGGCGAATCTTGCGTGTTCAGGCCATAAAAGCCTGGTGCGCTAATGCTTTGACTTTGTAGAGGAGCTGCCATTAGACCGCCACAAAGTTATCTTCAGGGTAACGAGTGCTTTCCAATGCAATAGCGTCAGATAGCATCCCACGGAACAAAGCATAAGCTTCATTAGAAGCAGTCCCTCCGTCCTCACCACGCTCAATCAAACCACGGGCATAGGCACTTTGAGTCACCAAATAGTCCAATACTTTGACTGAAGTGCCATCAGCAGACAGATTAGCCTGTGGGATAGTCAAATCAAACTTGAGTGTATAGACACCATCAGGAACAGGAAACAGGTCAATCTTTGTGTCGCCACTACCATCTACCCCGTTAAAGCAGAACTCTGAAGGAATAGACTGTGAAGGTGTACCAAAGTTTAACTTTCGATTCATGTCCGCAGTAGTGGTGTTATCTAAAGTTATAACACTGGTGGTATTGATAGCATCATTGATACGAAACTTCTGACCCGCACCTGTCAAAGAATATGAACTTGTGGCACTAACAGTAGTAACTGTAATTGTCTGAGATAGAACATTCCAGTTATAGGAATCTTCAATCTGACGTTTAGCATCATTGACAAACTTGCCAATCAAAGCAGAATAGTTTGTTTCTGAGACTGTAGAAACATTAGTCTCACGCAAACGGGTGAGAACATCATTGACAAGTTCTAGGTAAGTCATGTTCTTTGTGACCCTTCAATTTCAAATGTTGCAACAACTCCCATCGTTGATCCAGACTCAGTTGTTACCTTTAAAACATCGTCTTCTTCCATGACAAAGTAGTAAGGCAAGCCAAACGACAATGAAGTTTTGGAAGTAATTGTGTATTGGTAAATTACGCTCACAGTAACGCTTGCGCTAGTGTCAACCCAATCAAAAGTAACGTGCTTGTTTGAGCTAGTAGCGTTGTTAGCGTGAATCAAACCCACCCGTGCGTAGTACCCCTTGGGGACTGTATACAAGGTTGTTAGCGTATTAGCTGTAGGATTTGAACTGACAGATACTGGTCTCACTTCTTATTCCTCTTAGAGATCGCTTTAGCCTTAGCCTTAGCGTCTTCCTTGGACGATGCGCCCCAAGCTCTAAGAGATAATAGGAGTCGGGTAGGCTTCCCATCTTTCATCTCAGCGCCAGGCATATTGCCCATTCTAGATAAAAAGGAGGCCCTTCTGGGGTTGTCACCTGACGACACTGGAGCCTTTAAATTGCCACCAGTTTCTGCATTATACGATGCTCTCCCCTTGGCATTCAACCCCCCAGAAGCAGATTTACCTTCTTTTCGTTGCCAAGCAGGAGATTTCATTTCTTCTTTGCGGTCTTAGCCGCAGCCTTAAATGCCGCCTCAGTAGGAGCACCTTTGGAGCCAACCTTACGCATCTTTTCGCCAGAACCAGCTTTGATGCGCTCTTGTTTGGCATTGATGTTGGCGTATAGACCTTGCTTCATTTCTTCTTCCTTGGTTTGCTCATACCAGCAGAACTTAATGCAATGGCAACTGCTTGGCGAGGATTCTTGACCACAGGGCCACCCTTACCAGAGTGCAAAGTTCCAGCCTTGAATTCCTTGTAGACCTTAGAGATTTTTGCCTCTGCTTTGGTCTTTTTCACTTGCCACGACCTGCTTTTTTCATCATGTTGGTAGCAGTACGACCACCACGGGTAGGCATAGCTTTAGGCTTGCCAATAGCAATCATTACAGTAACGGGCATAGATTTCTTTTTTCCATACTCTTTGGCTTCTTTCTCGCCTTTTTCTGTGTATGGGAATTTCTTGTTTCCAACTTGAGGCATATAAATCCTTATCGAACTAGCTTGGTTGCAATGAAAGAAATGATACCGCCCACTACAGAGGCGATTGCCATTCCGACAAAAAAGCCACCTTTGGACTTGTTTGCCATCTCTAAAAGCGTTTTAATATCTTGGCGAAGTGCATGGACTTCTGCTTGTAAAGCCTCAACTTGGGCTTCTAGCTTACCAAATTCTCGTGGATCAATCTCAGACATTTGATTTCCTTGGACGACCCATCTTCTTAACAGGTACTGGAGGTTGCAAGACTATTTGCTTTTCAGAAGTCTCTTCTTGAACTTCATCAATTCTGACATAACCTTGATGACCTTTCATCGAATCAATATCGTGCTGATAGGTAAAAGTTACTGTGTTGCCACTTTGTAAACATCTAAAGGTTGCCATAAGAACTCCATTAAAAAGGGGGTTATTAGCCCCCTTTTATTAGACCATGCGAACAACAACAATCTTCATTGTTGAAGAGGCCAAGTCAGCGGTTGAACCAGATTCATTCTGGATACGGAACTTGACTGTGTTTGCGGCAGAAACATAACCTGTTACTGTCAAACCAACCAAATCCACACCCAAAGATGCACCGATAACCATGTCACCCAAAGCTACGCCAGGGATTGTTACATCGTCTGTCTCGCCAGCGCCATCGACCAAAGAACCAGCGTTCAATGTGCAAGTTACTGCCCATGTATCGCTGAACAAGCCACGGAACTGGTCGTTACCACGACGAGATACTACTGCTGAAGCGGTTGCCATAATAAATTCCTCCTAGATTAAGAAAAAATCCCCCCACCGATTAAGGCGAGGGGAAAGTGGCAACAATTAGGCTGGAACTGCCAGAGCAAAAGCACCAGAAGCGTTAGCAGCAGAGCTAGTAGCGCTTGTACGGAGAGCTTTCACGCCATACAGAGTGTCAGCAGTGAACAATGTACCGAGGTACTCTTGTTTGTACTGAGTCTGTGAACGGATGCCCAATTGCTCAACCAAGACCATAGAGTCTTTGTGGCCCATCAAGCAGATGCGGTCTGTTGCAGTGTTACCAGCAGCAGTGTCAGCATTGGATGTGGCGAACACAGCCATGCCGTACAGTTGACCGATTTCACCATTGCGGATTGCATTGCCGTTACCGACGAATGCTTGCTCAGTGTAACGAGCCAAACCCATCAAAGTGTTGCGGCTTGAAGGAGGGATGATGAAGAAACGACCATCCATAGGAATGTCGTTGTCATCCAAACGCTGAATCGTGCGACGAATAGCAGCATCGGTCAAAGCGGCAGCGTTGGAGCTAGAGCTGTTGTAAGCAGTAGTACCATCAGAGCCGATATAAGCCTTTGTGCTAGAAGCAGATGTAGCGTAGTCATCAGTACCAACTGTAGCTCCATTGAAGGCACGACCCAATTGAACCAAGTCTGTGTCGATGCGTTTTGCCAAAGCATAACCAGCGTCTTCTGTGTAGAAAGAACGCAGTGATGTCAAGGCTTGAACTTCAACGATGTCTTCGATCAAACGGCTGTATTCATAGTGCTTGTTAATCAACACTTGAATGTTGGTGTCGCTCTCTGCGATCAGAGTAACGGCATCAGTAGCGGCTTTGGCAGAAGCAGAACCACGAGCGGGGCTAGGGATGTTAACAGTGTCACCCTTTTTGCCTTTGAAAGACATCTTCTTGACCAAATTAGCCAAGACGAGGTTTTTCTTATAGGCGGCAACAATTTCATCACTCCAAATCTCTGGAATGAAGTTAGCTGCGGATGTTGTGGTAACGCTATTTGTTGGGGAAAAGGCGGTATTTGCCATGATTAAATCTCCTAAAAACGATGTTTAACGAACCCGTTTCTCAATGTACGCTTGCATGATTTCATCACTTAAAGCGGCATATCGATCTGGGTCTTTCAATTGAAGCTGAATAAGGTCAGCCCTACGATAAATCTTCTTTGATGATTCACCAGAACCACCTACATCTACACCTACAGCCTTTAAGTTCTGCTTGCGAGTTGCCTCACCCTCTTCACTTACTTGGCGACTTTTTACAGTCCGTAGTTGTTTGTAAGTAGAAATCAATTCATTGGCAGAGTCGAAATCATATCCAGCATCGGCTTCTTGAAAGAGCTTTAAGCGAACAGGGCTAGACTTCACCCAATTTGCAAACTCCTGATCTTTTGCGATGTCGCCAAAATCGGGATGCTCTTGCGCTAACCTTTGCTGAACTTGCACCTTTCGCATCTCAAGAGTCGCTTGGCGAGCTGCTTGAACGTCAGGGTGATTGTCAACAGTCCTTTGAATTGCTTTCTGTGGATTCTCAAAGAAATCTACTTCAGGCTCTTCCTGCTTTGTCTGTTGCTGTTTAGACACCAGGTTCTGTTTGATGAGTTCATCAGCCAATCTTCGGACTTCGCCTACTTCTTGTGCTTGCTTACCAATGAGCTTTTCAGCCTCTTGGTGCATTCTCACAATCTCGTCTACGCTTTTGTCCCTGTATTTCTCAGGAAGCTCAGACTTAGCCTCTGCCTTCTGCTCTTCGATCTCTAATTCACCAAACTCTTCTTTGTCATCGTCAATCAACATACTATTTTCCTTTTTCCTGCCGTCAATCGGTTGTAGGACATTCAACTCGGCACTATTGCTTATGAGTTGGCTTTTTGCTCCGCTTTTAGCTTATCTGTGTGGCTTTTACCAAACTTACTGTATGCAGTAGGAAAGGAACCAGACCATCCTTCTAATCTAAAAGCAGGTGCGGATAAAATGCGATGAGCTTGCCCACCACACTCACATACTAGACTTGTTGTCTCATAATCAACAAATCTGTCTGTTTTGTGTCCGTTTTCACAGACATATTCATACATTCTTTTCATTTAAGTCCTCAAATGCTTGTTCGCTGACTTGTTTCAAGTTTTTCAGCCAAATAAGGATTGATAACTCACCTTTTCGAAATTGTAGAGTCTTTTCATCTGCAATTGTCGAAATATTATTCAAAGGCTCAATCATTCTGTCAACATCTTCCATCAAATCTATCCAACCTTGTGTGGACATTGTGGAAAATCTCTCTTCGTAGTACTTTTGCAGTTCAGGGGTCATTGCTTAGTCATCTGTTTTTCAACGATCTTGGCTTTATTCTTGATATCAGCCTCTTTGAGTAGCAAATCTGCAACTTTTACTCGTTTATCAAACTCACGAGCCGCTAAATCTGCCTCATTTGGTAGATTCTTGGTGTTAGCCGCCATGCTCTTAGCCTGAAGTTCGATAGGCATCAATTGCGCTTCTGTCAACAACTTCTGAGCCTCTGCCTTATTCTGCTCTGCTTGAGTCGTTTGGACAGCAATCTGAGCCTGAGCCAGTTGCATAGCCAATTGTTGTTGCATCTGAGCCGCTTGTTGGGCTTGTGGATCAGCAACAGCCATCTTGTCGAGCATCTCAATCAATTCAAATCTGTTTGACAGAGAAGAATTAGCCATGATGCCCTTCAAAATGATAGGCAAAACAGGTGTATTAGGGCCAAGAGTCTGGAGTAGCGCAATGAACTGTTGTTGCTCATGCTCTCTAG